CAAGAGCTTCAACACCTGTCGTGCTTCCAACAATAATTTTATTTTCACCATCAAATAGTGTTGATAGATTGGTTGAACCAACGCTGGCTGTTGTTAATTTTAGTGACTTTACATTGGTATCAATAGCAATTTGACCTGGGATAACCATTGCACCTTCTTCGAAGAAGTGCTTTCCCATTCTTTCAACCTGTTTTTGCATGATTGTTTGCAATTGTGTAAGCTCCCTCGCTTGCACTGCAACACCAGGTTTGAAAAGAACTCGATGAAATCCTTTATCTTCATCGTAATCATCATGATATGGATTAACGTTAAAATTAATTGCCATGGCTTCTCTTTAAAATTCTATGACTACGAAAACATCTTCTACTTGGTCAGTAGCTCTTGTAATTACATTTCTATTATCTATGTAGATAATTTCGCCAGATCGAGGATTGACAGCTGCGTTACCCAACTCTTTAACAGACCCCAACCCAATATTATCAATGAAAAGCGAATCATTTACAATTAAAGGTTTAAAATTTGCTTCTACATTTGATGATGTTGTTTCTGCTTGAATGTAATTTATAACGTTACCTGTGTAAGAAACAACCGTGGCATTTGCTCCCGATGTTGTACCTCTTAAAACTGCACCAGAAATTAATTTGTATGAGTTTGTAATCACGCCGTCTACTGTAACGTTAGAATAGGCTCTTAAGAGAGTATTTGCTGTTGTAAGTTTCGGAACATTTGTTGTTCCATATAAAGTAGGATCTTTTAGTACACCAATTTGTCTAAATTTAAAGTTATCAACGGGAATGGTTGGCGCGTCGGTTTGTTCAAATCTAATATTAACCATAGCATAAATACCCCCCAATTCATCAATTGGGTCCAAACCATGACCACCCGGGGGTGATAAAATAGGTTCAATTACCGCGTTTCCTAATCCGTAACTAACACCTGTTCCCACTGCAATAAGGTTTGTAACTTTCGCCTTCGTGTAGTTATTTCCGTAAACGTTTACCCACACGTTTGCAACGTTGCCATTTACAATGACTACTCGTGCATTAGCTTTTCCGTCACCATCTCCAACAACTTTAGCAAAATATGTTCCGCTTGTAGGATTATTACTTCCAATATTTGCACTTACTATATTATATGCATATATACCTTGCACATTTGAAGCTAAAGTTGTTACTGATGAGGTTGCGTTTAATGCAGGTATAAAGCTAGTGTTGCTAAATTTCACCCACGTACCAACAGGGATATTGTACATAAATTTCCACACATAATTATCTAGCCCATTTGCTTTATTTTCAACAATGCCTCTAAATGTATCACCCGTCCCGGTAGGTTCAGTTGTTGTAACGTTACCTGTTCCATTTGCAAGACATTTATATACATTATATTGAGAATTTAACACAAAATAATTATAGTCAAATAGATTTGCAGAATTGATACGATCATTATATTGGGCATATATATTGCCCGCATTCCAATTGTATCTTGGAATAGCATGAATAACATCATCAGTTGTCACTAATTTCATGGCTTCCATGTTATCCCAAACATCTCTTTGAGTTGCATAATCATCAACCGCCTGAGGGGGTGCATATTCTGTGGGCCATGTAGTTGGTTTACCTAAAAATACATAATAAACTGTATTTTCTGTTTCTGATACTGACTCAACGAACGCTCGAGCGTTTAAAAGTCTTGTATCTTTTGTAATAATAGCTGCCATTCATGTCTCTCCGAGATTTTCTAAATATTTATATAACTTTACCCAAGCATTATAGTTAACTTTTTTACATGTACATTACTTATATTACCTGTAAAAGATGAAGGTGCTATAATTACGTTTGCAACTGACCTATCTACCCAAAAAATTTCACTGTAAATGCCGGGAGTTGATCTTGAAATACCTACATATGTATTTGATGCTGTATTTGATGAAAATCTAACTGATCCTGCTGATCTTGAACGAATTTCATACGTAGCCATGTACTTTGCATTTGCATCAGTATTGTATTGTTGAATTGTATTCGCCGAGGAAGAAGTAATTGTTAAATTATTTAAATTAATTGCATGACCTGAACCTAATGTCCAATTAGATGATGATGTAAATCTGCTATTCAGTATTATGTTTGATCCACCCTGATACACGTTGGTTGAAAATGCAAACTGAGGATCAGTAGGTTTTTCATAATTATTTGTCACCAATTCAGGCGTCCAATCGGCGACTTCATAGATTCTTATACTTGAGTTGTAAAACTTCCACTTATCAAAGTTTCTGTAATAGCTAACTTGCCCACGATATTTATAAACATCTCTACTAATTCTTCCAATAGATTCCAAGACAAGTTGATTGAGGCCTCGAGATGGTGCTTGAGCTCCAATAGGATTTGTTATTTGAATACGCATTAAAGAGGTTGTGTATGCTCCTCCCGGTTCAACTTTAGTAGCTGAGAATGAATTAGCAAAAACCAAGAATACTTTTGTAAACAGCTTGTATCCAACCGGATGAATACTTTTCTTGATTATATCTTTCCACAAATATGAGGATTGATCTGCGGTTAGTTCATAAGAATACTCTTGATAATAATCACCATCTTGTATTTTTTTAACATCAGAAAGTTGACTATTCTTATTTAAAAACTCTGAAGGATATGTTGCAATTGCTCCGATTGCTGGCTTTACGTTTGCTTCCCTTGCATCTAAAGTCACTGCACCAGTAATTACATTCGCGTTTCCTTTAATAAGCGTATTTGCAACATTAAACTTTTTACTATTCAAAACCGAATTTACTGTATAGGTATTTGACCCTCTAATCACACCTGTTGTAAATGTCAAATTAATAGTATCACCGGTCGTCATACCGTGATTAATTGAATTACCTGAGGAAAACAAAATTATATCAGCAATGTTACTCTTTAACGAGTATTGCCCATTATAACTAAGTGGAGTAGTATTAAAAATTACATTAAATGTAGTGCTTAAATTAACTTCATTGTCTAAATCTGTTATTGGGTTAATTATGCCCAAAGTTTTTAATTGCCCGGTAGATCCCACACGAGATACTGTGCCTAAAAAGTTATTTACATCGGTAATATCATCTAAGTAAATATCAACATCTTCTGAATACCCAGTGCCCGGATCAAGAATATCGATTGATGAAATCGTATTGAAAAATTTAATGTTTGCAACTAAATCTAAATTTCCAGTGATAAGATTAGCGTAACTTAAAGATACTCTTTCTCCGGGAATAAAAGTTCCCGTTAGAGTATCAGATTCAATCTTCATTTCATATAAGGGGATTGTTGCGCCGTTTATTAACTTTAAAGAATATAAAGAATCAATAATAACGGTAGCCCCTGAATCAACTCCTCTGACTTGGCCTGCACCATAATTTGAAACAATGACATTTGCTAAGGGATCATAAAGAGATATAGTTTTTACAGGTTTCCATTCTGAATCTGAGGGTCTAAAAATGTCAACTTTTGGATAAAAAACACTTATATCTGCATTGAATAATAGTCTAAAAAGTAACCGAATAGATTTTTCAGATCCTTTTGAAGAATGATAATCAGCTAATCTTTTTACAAAGCTTCTTTTACTCTCAGTAGAGGATACTAATCCGGAATCAACCAGAAATTGTTGATCTTTAAATATACTCTTAGGTACATTATATCCAAACTGATCTATAAAATAATCAACAAAAGCATTTGCGGTTTCGTCAATATCAGCAAACGCTTTTGCCTTTTGTATGTTATACTGAATTTCATCAATTTGTTCACCTTGTTCATAGTATTTTTCAAGGAATGTTTGAAAAACAGGATAAGTGTCACGAACAAAATCAGGAATCTGATCTTGAACGATCAACGATAATTTTTCATCTAGATTATTTGACATTATTATTTAGGAACCGGTATAGTGCTAAGAGAAATACCTGCTAGACGATTTACAGCTTCGTTAGCAGAATCCGTGTCTAAACGTAAAACTTGATTTTTCGAAGCAAAAATATCTTCTGAATCACGAGTTAAACGTAAATAGAGCCTTAAATCTGTTTGATCAATTAAAAACCCATACACATTTAAAGAATCTATAACAACCACCCCGGAATCATATTGAATCTTGCCGACATTGTTATTTAAAATTCTGTTATCACGAGTTGTTACAACCTTAATGGTCCCTGTTCTTTGTTCAATAATTGATATAGTCCCGTAGTCAACACCCGATTCTTCAGTAATTAGTTGTAATGTTCTTGGAGTGGGAACGCTATCTATTAAATAATTTCCGTCAAGAGCAGATCCTGAGAAATTCACCGTTACGGTTTCTCCTGCCACCAGACCGTGTGGTGCTAAAGGTGTGCTTACTGTGACTATTTGACCTGTTCTTCTGTAAGTGCCTGTAACCACGGTTAGTGTAGCGTTCTGTACATCAATTAATTTACTTTGAATTACTTCACCTAAACTATTAAAGAAAAAATATGTAGAAGATAACGCCTCAGGTTGAATCTTATTTCCTAGTTTAAAATTTTGTGAAAAAGCTACTCCGGCAGTCGGATTGAATCTTTTTTCTAGAATAGGAATCATACTATTACTAATAATAGATTCTTTTGAGTTATCAATAGCGCCGATAAGTTTCGATGCAGAAAAATCATCGCCAAATTTTGTAATGTTTTCGTTAAAGAAATTATTAACTGCAATTCGAATAGCGTTTTCAATATCTGTAGAGCTATCATTAGTTATATTCGGATTGTATTTAGCTATGTCTTGAATTACAATGTAAATGATTTCAGGATCAACAAATTCAGTTTGCATTCCCAGCATTCTTCTCTTGTTGATTTCATTTAAAATTGTAGTTTTTCTTTGAGTGGTTAAAACCTGATTGGGTTTGGGTTGAATTGAAATAAACACCTTACCATATTTCGGAGGCTCATTATCTTCTCCACCCCAAACAACTGCTTGTTCAATGTAAGGAAAGTTTGCAATTAAAAAATTAGAATAATCAACGGTTGTAACTAATCTATTTTGAGCTGTTGCATTTCTTATTGCGTTGAATCTTATTTCATCAATTGTTTCTTCTGAAGAAGCGCCCGAAGATTTTTGTGTAACTGTGATGCTTACGTCAGTATAACCTTGTATTGATGTTCCAATGCTAAATGTTTGAGGAATTTTATCGGAAACATTTGCAACACTACCATTAGAAACAAGATACTCTAATGTTACCTGATTTCCTGCTGATAATATTTTACCCAAAACACCATCACCGAAGTATACTTCATAAAATCCAAAGGCGTTTTGTTCAAGAAAATATACTTCAGCATCGGGATTTAATTCGGTAATATCTTTCGTAAATTTTGCATAAGCGGTGCTTTGAGTCGATGTTGAAGAAGGTTGAATAGATACTTTCAGAGTATCGGTGTCGATGTTTCTATTTTGTATTACAAATTTTTGGGCGGGACCAGGACCTTCTCCCACGTTATATTTGTTTACTACAAAGATACCCTCATGCACTTCTAAACCTTCATATGAATATATTCCCGCTGAAGGAATAATTGCTGCAGGTTCAAGATTATAAAATGTATATGTTTTTGAATCAATTACTGTTGTAAACGCTGTGTACCTGTCGATGTTTAAAACACCGGGAAATCCTTGTACTCCATTAACCGTGATATTTAACTTAGCTATAGCACCTTTTGCGCTTCTGGGTGTGTAATTTAATAATTTAGCAAGAGAAACAACCGACTCACGCTTAACCGCGCTGTCAATGAACACCTCATTCACTGCCATGTTTAAATAAAAGGAGTTATAATGTGTGTTATACGCAAGAGTGTCAATCAGAACAGATAGACCTGAACCTTCAAAGTCATAATCGGTAAATTCGGATTGCTGTTTGAAGAAATCCTTTAAATTTTTCTTGATTTCATCAAAATCAAGTTCAGATACTTTTAAACTGGTAGCCATTACCTGTTCCTATTAATAAGAGTTGTTACTTTTACTGGCTTATCACTGTTTAGAACTTTAAATATAACTGTAATATTTAATTCATTTTGATCTTGTGTATTTGAAACAATTATGTCGATAATATCAGCTCGCGGTTCATAAGCACGTAAAATATCCTCAACTGCTTTTCTTGCTAATTGTAAAGTTAATGGAGTGAAGTTATCAAACAACAATTGATGTATTGCACACCCTATCTCAGGATGAAAGGGGCGATCAAAATTTTTAGTCGAAATAAGATTACGTATCGCACTTTTTACTGCATCTTCGTCTTCTACTTTGACAACATCTGCAGTTGAGGGGTGCGAGGTAAAATTTAAATTTATATCTGAAAAGGTACGAGTTTTATTTGCCATAAAAGTATTTATTGTAGTTAAATTTTAACCTGCAAAAACTTTTGAACTTCCAGATGTAATGATGTTATCTCCATAATTATCACCAATTCTTCCAATAGGTTTTCCATTTACAAAAACTTTTGATGAGAATGTTGATAAAACTTGTGTATCGGGTATACAACCTGTTCTATTATGTGCAGCAGGTAAATCACCTTCTACAACAACAGGAACACCCTCAATTAAAACATTTGTAACAGTGGCAGGACCTGTGTTTGTATTTAATGGCAAGCGACAGTTCGGTTTACCTGGGCCTTCACCATCAGGAGAAAATACAGTGTCTGTACCATTGGCACGTGCTACTGCAGGCATTATATATCACTCCTATCAAGAAGATTACGAAAAGTTGTAGCAGCCGCATCATATTTCCAATAAGCCGTTTGAATTAAAACATTTGAATCATTATCAAAAGATGCATCATCAAGATTGGTAATTTTAACTGTTACATTATGTGTAAATTCTTTAATTTTTATAGAAGGTATTGCCCATTGTACAATTGTTAAAAATTCTTCTCCCGCGTCATTTTTTATTTCTTTTAATGTCTTTTTGTCTTTTAATAAAACTTTATAAAACCCATCAGTAAATATATCAGATGGAGTACCCGAAACACGAATAACTTGATCTGACACTTTTGTAGCACTTAAACCTGATACATCTGTTGTATATGAAACTAAATCGATCTTTGTCGTTACGTTTGTTACAGGATCTCCTTCTAATAAACCCGGATAAACGAGCTGATAAAGAATATCAAATGATATTGTAGTATTTTCGTATATATCTTTTAATTCTTCTTCTGTTTCTGAAAATCCTAAAGGGGGATCAGGAAATCCTTCATAATTTCCGAACAATCTAAGTATTGCGACTCCCGGCGTTAAAGGCATATTAAGATAGATTTATAAATTTGTTTCGTGCGTAAACTTGGTGATCTTTGAATGTTCCAATCGGTAAAGCAGCCTTTTGGCCCGTCTTGTCAAAAGCAATGTGAATCCATGGGTTTCTTGCCCCCCCGCCGTATTCAAGCAG